ATAAGCTGGCGCAGCGCCACCCAGACCGCCTCGACCCATGCCGCTGAGAACAGCCAACATGCGATTGAACTCACGATCCTTGAGCATTTGCTGATATTGCGCATCCTCTTCGCCAAAACGCTTCATCTGAGCTTCACCATACTTGCCTTCAACTCCAGCAAGTTTTTCAGCTTTGGCCTGATCTTCAGCAATACTTTCCAACGTTCTTGGCGTAAGACGAGCATTGACAATATCTTGCGCCCTAGTGTCATACAAGCCCGGAATCTCTGCTTCTCCGGGACGAGGCGCAGGCTTAGGTGGCTCTGGTGGCCCCATCAAACTAGGCAGGCCAACAGCCTCTTCTTTTGCTGCTGGAGCAGGCTCATCTTTCCGTGGCGTAAATTTTTCAACAGAAGGCAATCCTTGAGTCAGCAATTGCATAACCCTACGCTTCTTCTCTTCTACAGACTCTTCAGCCTCGGGAACTTTATTCCCTTCTTTGAAGGCAATGATTCCACCACTTGCAAAGTCATAGTTCACAGGCAACCGAGCAATACCACCATAGGAAAATTCAGACTCTTCTTCTGGTTGTATTTCAGGCTGCGGTGTCTGTGGAGGGACGGGCATAGGCTGCGCCTGAGCCCGTTCCATTAGCTGTTGTTGGGCTTGCTTTTGTTGCTGCGCCTGCAAAGCCATCAATCCAGCTCGTTGCTCCACTTGTTCTTTAACAGTGGGCTGTTGGCCTTGTGCGGCTTGCTGAGATTGGGTTTGCTTTTGAGCCATGACCTCTCTGCGCTTTAATTCGCCAGTAGCCATGTACGCAGGAACCATTGGGTTCTGTCCGTTTGCATACGACATCAGCGCCTGCAAAGGAGATTCTTTTAAATGCTCATTGATTTGAACGAGATTCATATCCTGCCTTTATGGTTTGGTTTGGCCTAAGCCTTGTAAAGTTTTGTATAACGATACCAAGCCAGCGACCTGACCACTGATTTCACCAAGCTGACTTTGCAGTTGGGTGGTATCTGTAGTTGTAATTGGCAGTCCAGTAAGCAAAGATTTTTGGAACTGAACTTGTTTATATGGAAAATCCCTTTGCTCTTCAAACTGCAACTTGTCTGCGGCAATTCCTTGCTGCTCAATATCTCTTTGAGTTGCACCGGCAGTACCAAGCGCATCCAAAGTCTTGAGGCCAAAGTTAGCGCCGAATTGACGCGAAGATTCAGTATCTCTACCAGCTTCCAATTGACGATTTTGGTCAGCGTTGTACTGAGCCATTGCCTTGTCGTAAGCTGTGTTGTAGCCCTCGCCCAAAGCTTTTTGCATTTTGTCCAGCACATTACGTTGTGTTTCTGTTTCCATCAAGGCAGAACCTGATCCACCAAACGCACCCATTTTTGTAGCCTGAGCGCGATTACCAAGATTGGTAATCTGTCCTTGACGGCGCAGCTCTGCCAATTGAGGATCAAGTGCAGCAGACAAGTACGGATTCATGTACTGCTGTGCAGCAGAGGTATCAAAAATACCGCCCTTAAATTCAGTAGGTGTGTAACCAGTCTTGGCAACATCAGACAATCCAGCATATTGCTGCTGCTGAAGATCAGATGCACCAGCAGTCAGTGGCCCTGTGTATGTCTGGTACGGCTGGCTAGAAAGCGCCGCTCCCTTACCAAGCATGTCAGAAACATAAGGCCCCGCCCAAGAGGACAGACCTTCCGCCACAGATTTCCCTTGATCGGGAATTGCTGGTGTAGTTACTCCAGTCGTGGCTGCGCCTGTAGTGCCAGCGGAGCCGCCGTCAGCAAACCTTGCAATGCCACCAGCAGCGTAGCCAACCTGACCACCGGGCATGAATTGATTTGGATTGATCCGCTTGCCCTGCTTTTCATTTCCAGTACGAGCCTTGCGAATACGGGACATCATTTCATAAAGCTTCTTAGCTCCAGCATCAGAGTTGCCGTTACCAAGATGGGATACCACATCAGCAGGGATAACAAACTCTCCGTGGCTCAAAGCGGCTTTTTGTTTGCCGTCAATAGAAGATGGAATCTTGTCAGCCATTCCATCTGTTATGCCCTTTAAATATCTACCTTTTGCCATGCCGCCTCCAGCCATAGGTTCAATTCTGTCACTTGCTTGCGGTACAGGCAATAGCGAAGTTACCCCAGAAGCAGGGGAAACAGTGGTAACGTTACCAGTGTCGGGCTTTTCGTATGCCATTCTGAACTGCCCAGCATACGGATTTATAGCTGCTTCCGCTGGTCTGTATCCAGCCAAGATGCCTTGAGCTTGTGCTTGAGCCGCCGCCTGAGCAGCCCCAGCCTGTTCTGGTGCAACAAATTGATTGCCCGTGAAATACTGTCTTCCCGCAGAACCGGGTCTGCGATTGGGATCGTTGTACGCTATCTGTTGATTAACCGCAGTTAAGTTAGGAATCTTGCCCTGATAAGCGTTTGACTGCGGCTTATCTCCACCAGTCAATGCTGATAGTGCAGCCGCACCTGTGGCAATACCGGCAATGTTGAACTTGCCAGTCTTTGGGTCATACAGATATTTTTTGAGAAAAGATCCGGCAGCATCACCAAGCTTGCTTACAGCCCTAGACAAAAAGTTTTTGACCGAAGGATTATTTTCTTGTTCTTTTATAAAGGCAGCGTAACTACTGCTGATATTGCCACCAGCGACATCTTGACCTAATTGATCTGGGCCTGTTGTCCAATCAAGATTTTTGTAATCAGCGTAATTATTGCTTTCATTATTGGTGTAATCACGGTAATCAAGGGGGTCGCCCTCTCCCGGCACACTTGTCCAATCATAATCATCGGCATTATATTCAGGCTCGGTATACGAACCATCACCATAGTCGTAATAGGTCAGATCTGAAGGCGAGCTTTCATTAGCAGAATCAGGAATAACATCTGTTCCGTAATCAAAATCATAATAATCATATTCGTCAGCCATGATACTTTCCTTCTAAAATTTGTAAAATCTCGTCCATAGTTAACTGTGTTTTTGGAAAGAGGATGTCCATGTATCCGCCTTCTGCCATTTTAACTGGATCTTGGTTGGTCGGCATATCAAAAAATCCAATGTCAAGTGGATTGCTTATATTGAAATAAGGCGATGCCTTTACCAGCTTTATCAATTCTTCTTGTTCGGTTGATGTGATAGGCGCACCCTGCATCATTGACATCAAGTCATCTAATGTGTTGGCGCTTTGCCGAGGAGCCGCCTTTGGTTTTGATGGGACGCTTATTACAGGCTTCGATGGGGGGACGGTTACTACAGGTTTGCTTGGAACAACATTACCTGCTGGCGGTTTGTAATCAGGCGCTTGCTCGTACCCGTAGTTCAAACCGTCATCTTCAACCAAGCCGCTGTCAATAAGAGGCTCAAGATCATCTTCAGGCGGTGGAGTTACAACAACTTCAGACAGACTTTCGCCAGAGTCTGGCGCGGTAGGCTCAATGTTTTCAACAGGTGGCGGTAATGTTTCAACCAAGCCACTATCAATAAGGGCATCAACTTCATCTTGAGTTGTGGGTGTGCGATCCACTCCTTCAGGAACAATGTTTTCTGCGGTGAGATCAACATTGGTTACCGGAGGAAAAGGAGATGCGTCACCTTCAACTATTGGAGATAGGTCGGGAGCCTGTTCGTACCCGTAATCAAGTCCTGCATCTTCAGTTGATCCAACGTCAACAGGAGCGGCAACTTCTTCCGGCGCAGCTTGCTCATACCCGTAATCAGTTCCTGCGTCTTCAACTAGCCCACTGTCAATAAGAGCGTCAACCTCATCTTGGGTTGTTGGGGTGCGCTCTACACTTTCTGGAACAATGTTCTCTTGAGTTAAATCAACACCAGTAACAGGAGGGAAAGGCGACACATTGCCTTCAACTATTGGAGATAGATCCGGCGCTTGTTCATATCCGTAATCAATGCCGGTATCTTCTGTTAATCCACTGTCAATCAGTGCATCAACTTCTTCTTGTGTTGCTGGAGGGCGATCTACGCCTTCAGGGACAATGTTTTCTTCAGTTAAATCAACGCCGGTCACAGGCGGTAGTGGTGTTGCATCTCCCGGTGCAAGTGGAGATAGCTGATTATTCAAAATTTCAGAAATTACTTCATCATCGCCACCAGCCATTGAGCTTTCAAGATAGTCCTTTTGGGCTTCACTTAATTTTGTGTCGCTTTCAGGCGCAGGCGGCAAATCTTGTTGCTCAGGCGCAGGCAATTCAGTTGTAACTGGCGCTGTAATTACTTCAGTCGGCTTTTTGTCAATCTCTGGAGCAAAATCTGGAGCCTGCTCATATCCGTAATTTGAACCATCATCTTCGGTTAATCCGCCATTGATTAGCGCATCAACTTCTTCTTGCGTTGTAGGCTTTCTTTCCGCAGGCGCAGGAACAATGTTCTGTATCTCTGGATCATTTTTGATGTAATTGATACCAACCTGCAAAGCTTGATTGACAAGAGCTTGGCTTGGATCTTTACCTTCCAATGATGCGGCGACTGTTGTCTTCAGCGCCCTTTGTTGATTTGCGCTTAAAGAGTCGTATCCCGGAACTTGCTTGGCAATTACGCCAGCCGCAGAATTAACGCCACTTGCAAGCAGTGCTTGGTACGGATCTTCTCCTACAACCGCTGCCGCCACCGTACTTGCAGCAGCATTTGTTACCGCAGCAGCCGCAGCAGTATTCTCAGGGCCAAAATATGCAGCAGCTTCTGGGGCAACATATTCACCAACTGCTGAACCAACTTCATACAGAACGGCAGCTTTGGCTCCAGCCTTTAAAGCATCTTCAGGTTCAGCGCCATTGGCAAGGGCAACACCTGTATTAGCAGCAGCAATAATGTAAGGATTACCAGTAGATATTGCCGCAATCTTTACAGCCGTACCTATTGGATCTTTAATTGCCGCTTGAATTGTGTTGTCTACAGCTTTGGCTACAGGCTCAACAACTTTGTCAATTACAAAATTGCCAACATCAGAAACAGCGTTGCCGACAAAAGAAACCGCATCGCCAACTGCGTTTCCAACATCTTTTACTTTTTCGACAACTGCTGACATAAATTATCCTAAATTTAAAACAATTCGCTTTATGCCGGTATCTAAGTTGTATTCCTTATATCCCATGTTTGGCATTGGCGGATTTTTTGAAATTACATTAAACAGTGTGCTTATTGCGGAGCCTTCAAACTGAGTTACCAAAATCTTTAAGCCCAATTCTTTTTTTGCATACACAACATATTTTTTGCTATTCTCTACAAAATTACTTGCTATGTCAGCATTCAGCGCCTTGAAGAAAGCCTGATCTTCATCTGCTCTATGCAAAACAAAAATTGTGTTCCCAATCTGCTTGACATCTGTATTTGGCTGCGTCATTTCTGTAAGGATTGCAGAATAAGCAACGTTCAAAGGATATTTGGTTCCTAAGTTTTGCAGCGCAATCATTATGATTTCTGCGCTGTTTAACTTTTTGTCTTTGCTGTTTATCATCTTTGACATATCAAATCTCCCTTGACCACAAAGCCGCCGAATAAACGTTACCCATACCAGCCGCCAAAGACACAATCAAACCATCTGGAACTTGTGAGTCAGCAGACAAAAATTGTTTGTCTTCTTCTGTCCTGTTCAAAATTGCTGGCACAAAACCTTTTGCTATGTCATCCAGCAAAAGTCCTGTCTCCATCAGGCCGCTTGCAGCCAATGTATGACCAATCCGCTGCTTGTATGAAGTTGCAACAAAGTCCTTGAATACTGACGTTATTGCTGATTTTTCAGCCAAGTTGTTGGTTGGAGTTCCTGTGCCATGTGTCTTGATAATTCCAACGTCTTCAGGCTTTGCATTGCCAGCAAACAGAGCGCCTTCAATAGCACGTTGATAACCCTGACCATCGGAACGCTGCCCCAAAGGATTTGAGAAGTCTTCAGCAGATGTATACGCACCCAAAAACTTGGCCTTTGGCTCACATGCAACAGGCTCACTCTCAAAGATTGCACAGACTGCGCCTTGACCAATATTAAATCCCGCATTTACAGAATCAAAGGCCGATGGCTTGATAAGCCCCTCATCCTTAAACAAGAGACTTGCTTTAGCCTGACCAAAGAACTCAAGCGTGGAATTGTTTACAGAGTCTTCTCCGCCAACAACAATCATTCTGTCAAACCCATAATTGCGCATTAAGTTTTGCACATCCATCAAAACCTTTAGGCTTGAAGCGCAGGCACTTGCATCGGTTGCTACATAGTCAGAAACACCAAACATGCTCGCCAAACGACCGGCATATATGTTGGTAAGGCACACCAATGGCAATTTAAATTGGTAATGAAGTCGAGCCTCATCGGTATATTCTTTTTTTCCACGGATACCAGCCCATCCCTGTGAACCTGCTGCAAGAATAAATCCCGTCTTTCCCTTTACAGGGTTGTTTTTAACGTGGTCAATAAGTTCTTGGGTTACGACTTTGCCCATCAAAACATGCGCTGGATAGACCATGCCTGTCTTGACCCTCTCATAGGTTTCCGGAAACCAATGAACCCGTTGAGGATATGCGTTGTCTTCTATGACTTCAGTGAATGTTGAACATGCCGTCTTGTAGTTTGCAAGATAAATCATTTTGCATACTCCATAGCCTGCTCAAACGATTCAATATCTCTGGTCTTGTTCTTTTCCAAAAACTCTTGCAGTTCTCCAACTGTTTCATATTTTGATTGTTGCAAAACTTCTTCTTCTATTTCATAGATAGAGCCAAAGTACATCATCATCATAATGTGATCCAGACTATCCAGATCAAGCTCTTCAAATTTGTCTTCCATCGAAGAAGCAAAGCTTTTCTTGCCAATTGATGGCTTTGCTAGTCTGACTATTTCGTTGAAAAGTTTTATGAAATCTATGTTCATGTTTAACCAATTCTCCAATTTGTTCCATCTGAATACACAGGCACTTTATTAGATCCGCCACCCGCAACAATAGATGCAAATGTTGTGGCATTGGCATCAGACACAAACGCCTTAGTTCCAGCCCCCAAGGTAACAGCACTTGGTAACGTTGCCACTGTGTAGACCGTAAAAGAGATCGTGTTAATCGTTTCCACGGGCTGCAATGCGCCCAAAATACTGTCCGTCCTGTTGAAATACAGGCGCAATACATTGTTTAATTGATCCTGATACGAACGGTTATACACCTCTGGAGCCAACGGCAGCGCAGGCGAAGCGACCCTATTGAGTTCAAATTCAGAGGTAACAATGAATGTCATCGTCTGCCATCCTGTCTGATGTCAATACGAGGAGAGCCCAGCTGCCAAGTTACTCCAGTAGCTGTTGATCTCACTTCCATTGCTATCTGTCGCCCACGCACCCGGGTATAGATCTGACCAGTGAATTCTTCAATTGGTAACACTGCCGTTCTTGTTACGGTGGCGTTGCTTTCTCCGCCCACGGACGAAGGTATGTTGTATCCAGAGCCAGAGTTCTGCATAGGCTTCAAGTACATAGTGACCTGTGGACTGGCGGCAGTAGAACCACGGAATGTAATGTCAGGAAGAACCCGCCATATAAACCCAAACCTATCACCATCCTCAAGATCAAATTCAGCAGAAGTGATAAACGCCTCAATTGCCACGGTTGTAGCTGTAGTGTTATCGTCCACGCCCTGCTCATGGTTGACTATGTTGTTATCGTATGTTGCGGCAATTGGGTAGTCTCTCAGGCCACTATCTAGCCATGCTGTACGAGCCATAGAGCCGTAGTACCAAGCGCCTTGGCCTTGGTTTTCCATGTAGTTGTACACCACATAGCTGTCAATTGTTGTGCTTGTTCCTGAGCAGTAGAACCACCACACCTCATTAAAGCCTTCATTTGTTCCCGCAACTACTTGAGACAATTGAGATTTATTGATGTTCTCAAATACAAACTGGCGCAGATCGCAATTCAATGTCTGTGTGCGACCATCGTATTTGTAGAACTTGTCAACACCAATCCAATACGCTACGCCATTTGCATAAGCCACAGCGTTTTCACCGGCAATAGAAATGTTGTCTCCCACAATCTGGGTAGACCAAACGATAGGTGCGCCTTGATACTGCAAAGAATATATAGAAGAATCTGTCCACACCAAAATTTCTTGACGAGCCTGCATCGCAGAAACAATTTCTGATCCATGCGATAAGTATGTAAATCCAGCCTGCACTGTTGGGCTAGGTGTCCAATTTATAGGATCGCCTTGGTCAGACCAGCGGATAAGCATTGGGTTGAACACTGTTGATCCAAACTCAGTTGCACCAAAAGCAAATACAAACCTGCTTGAGTCTGAAACAAGAATGCTATTCTGTTCTGTTGGAACGCCGGATGCGCCACCCATACTTGCAAGAGGAATTGCTCTTTGAGAAATTTTGTGTGAACCTGATTGCGATCCAGTCGTGGTTATGGCTGAACCGTTATAGGTAGATGCAAGATTACAACTCAATCCTGCGGAATTGATGACGTAGTAAATCTGCCCAACATTCAATCCTGTTGGCAAAGCTCCATCGGTGGAGAAGGCTATAGCCATGCCATCGCTTAAATTTATTGTTGATGTCAGAACAGCGGGACTTGCAATAGTCACAGTGAATGGAGTTCCAGACACATTGGTAGAGGCATCCCAGTAATAAATACTTCCACCCCTTGCGCCAAAGATCAAATCTTCACCAAAATTACTTTGAGTCCAAAGCCTAAATGTCTGAGTGGATTCAATTCCAATACCCCAAGCACCACTACCCCAAGTACCTGCGCCCCAACCAACTACACCAATTGCAAAAGCATTTCCAGTATTTATTTGGTACGAAGCACGAACTGTTCCGCCGCCAGCAGCAGCAGTTGATGAGGCTTTTGCAGTGACAGTATGAGTTCCTGACTGAATAGAACCAACAGTATTGATGGCGGTTCCGCCAGATGTTGCAGACAGATTAAACGTGTAGCCGGACGTATTTACAACATAGTAGGTTGTTCCGGCAACAAAAGGACTTGGCAGCATACCTGTCGTAGCAAGCGTCACTTGCACATTATTCGCAAGCTGAAATTGTGTTGTAAATAAGGCGGCAGAGGCAATGCTGATAATTGCCACAGAGTCAATATTCACCGTGTAGGTTGTTCCACTTGCAACAGTCAGCTGGTACTCGCCAAGCAAAGTAATGCCACCATTCGCTGTAGACCCGGTGAATGTCACAAAATCATTGGTAACGTATCCACCATTTGCATCTGTAACTGTTACCACCGAGGATCCGCTGACCATCGCAAAAGGGTTTGTCAAAGTTACAGCCGAGCGCAGCGGAGTAATGTCGTAGTAATTTCCGCCGTTTTCAATATAAAACTTGAGGTTTGTTCCTACGCCTAGAAGCTTCTGCGCTCCCAAAGTAACCCAAGCCCACAGGGATCGGCAAACTCCAAGAAATTTGTTCTCGGAAATCCTTTGCCATCCACCAATCTTCTCTGGCGTACCTTGCCGAAAACGAATTTTGTCGCAGTCATACCAACCATTTTCACTGGTGTATCGCGTGTTTTCTTTATTTACGCCGGGTCTTAAGAGAAGTTTTTTCAGGGGCATGATAGTTAAGCTACAAGGCCGGGTACATACTGCGTTTTACCAGCGACTTTCATTGCAGTCAACTCCTGTTTTTTTAGGTTATCGGGGTCGTAAGACACATGCACCCAACCGCTATCAGGAATGCCCGGAGTGTAAAACTCTAAGATCAACTGGGTGTAGTCCAGATTATCCATGATCCACTGCGCTAAGTCAGCATTTGCCACGCCCGGAATCTCAATATCGGCTGCTTGGCCTTTTACATGGTCACTGGTAACGCTTCCACCCGTAGCTCGGTTTGTCTCAGAACTCCTAAACCCAGAGTTCACTTTGACACCTTTGCCAAAGTGATCGCGCACCGGCTGAAGAACTCTCTCAGCCAATATCTTCAGGTGTTCAGTTTCGACTGGGCCGGGGGTATTGTCAAAGCCCATACGCAAGGCTGTCTCAGATTTGGTCAGTTCGTGCAAAGAGAAGTTAGCGGTCAGTTGCATCATTTACTCCTTAAGGTTTGATAGATGGTGTTGTAGGCATCGATACAGGCGTTGAGTTGTCTGGTGTTGGCATCTCCTTGGTCGGTGATGGCGACAAGAGATTGAGCAGTCTTTGAGTCAAATTCGGCTGTTGCTTGAACGCTATCTCCGGCGGGAGCGGGGGTATCTCCGGCGGTTTGTACGGGGCAGACGGGGGCTTGGATAGGAATCCGCAGCTTGAGAGCGCCAGAGGCAATAGCAGCATCACGCTCTTTTGCAATAAGTTTTGCATCTTGATTGGCCTTTTGAAGTTTGGTTGCTTGGGTGGTGACGGCTGACAGCAGCGCCTGTTCTTTCTGTCGGGCGGCTGCATTTAAAGCAGCGATCTCTAATTGTTGACGGGTAACCTCGTCCTTTGAGCCTTTGTAGTATCCACCGCCAAAGCTGCCAACAATGGCAAGCACAACAGCGAGCAGTATGTATGGGTTAAAGATACTCATGGCTTATTGATTTCTTCATCATCATGGGACAGCTT